ATATCTGCGACGCCATAAGTAGAAGATCCACTTGTTCCTCCTACTGTAGTAGCAGAAGTTCCATCACCACTTGCTCTGTAAAAAATATACTCTGCTTGACCTTCTACAAGATCAATATCTGTATCTCCAACCTCCCAATAGTGCAAACCTCTATTGCCCCATTCTTGAAACATTACATTTAAAGAACGTCTAGCTGTTTTTAATTGATAGCCTGAAGTTACTTGAGAACCAATTCTCTCATAAGCTTCTGCCACTATATCATCAACAGCAAATGTCTTATCGAACGTTACTGTTCCAGAAGTAGTATTAGCCATTCGCTACTCCTAACTATAATACGCTATAACAGAATCGCAATTAGTTACATCTACATATGCACAAGTATTAAATTTAACTCCATTACCTGGAAATAAATTTTCAATACCTTCATTAGCAGCTGTTCCCCATTTTAAATGAATTAAAATATCTCCTGAAGCAGTAGTGGCATCATAAATTTTAATTTCCGCATCTGCTGCACTTGCTTGTGCTTGAATAGATTTAATTCTAATAGGGCCAAGATTGGCTCCTGAACCTGCTATATATCCTTGTAGTCTACCATCACTCGTTAACTGTACCGATGCTTTTACATCTGAAGTCATAAATTTTCTCCTTAATTTGTGAACTCCCGAAGGAGCTCACATTAATTATCTATTAAGACTCTTTAGCCCAAACACCTTGAACGTCAGTTACTTGCCATGCAGTAACATCACCATTCATAGCTTGGATCTTAACATAGTCTCCAACTTTAGATGTGCTTTGTGTGTTGATCAAATCTTTGTCGTCTGTAGATGATCCTTTGTAAGTAATACCATCACTTGCGTTTGGACTAATTGTTAAATTATTAGTTCCATCCTCAGCAGTATTAACAAATGTAAACACATTACCTACCGCAATAGCTGGTAAAGTAAAAACTACATTTTTAGTTTTTGAAGTAATAGTTTTTCCTGAATCAGTAGAAATAACGACAGTATAATTGGATGATTTTTCTTCGATATTGTATCCAGTTACACCAGCTTCGTTTTTTTTACCAACTAAAACAGGTCCTCTAAACAATGTTGTTGCCATAATTATCCTCCTAGTTTTCCGAATACTGTCTCTAGGCCGTCGATATACGCGTCAGTATTCTAATTAATTGTATAGTGAAGTTTTTATATATGAAATTTAAATAGAGTGCAAGAGATCCTTGCATAAAAGTACGATTTCAGCGATGTGGCGTTTATTTAAGTAGCCACAGAAATTTGAGGGGCATTATTGCTAATTTTATTTTCTCTATCAGCGATCTTAGATTCTTCGAGTTTGATCTCAGTGATAATGTCTCTAATAACACTATCAATGTTGACCATATCCAGAGTATATTTACCACTTTGCTCATACTCAGACTGCCACCTCAACTCCAAGGACCTTTTCTGTTTGTATAGGTCTTGTAACATCGATAACCTCCTCATAGGTTATTCTATTAGGAATATCTCTAAACATTCCTGTTGATTCCCACTTTATAGACTTTTTTCCTATCTTGTCAAGGATAGATTTCTCAATAGATTGAGCACTATCATCAGCTAAAACCTCAAATTTAGCATGATGGTCGTAAGCCCATATATTTACTAGGAATTTTGTCATTTCTACCTTTCTATTGGTGAAATGTGGCGGTTTTAAGGCCGCCACATTAATTATTTATTACGCACCTGGTGATCCGAAGATACCTCTCCAGTCAGACCAGCCGAAGCTGTATCTTTCTCGAGCTTTGTATCTAACGTTACCAGAGTCAAAATCGCCTTCCATAGCAGTTTTGATTGGTGCTCTAACAAAATGTTTTAGTCCATTTGGTACATCTGTTTTAATGAACCAAGCATCTGTGTCAGTTAAGTAGTGATTCACAGTATAACCCTGTGGAATCATTCCCATACTTTTTGATGCATTGATGTCATTATCAGCTGTTCCAACTCTGTTTGAAGACTTTAAAAGTCTTTCAGCAGTAAATTGAAGCGCAGAAGGAACAATCATCTTGTTTCCTTTAGCTGCAATTTTTAAACCTCTTTCATCAGTCAAAGCAGCGATGTCAATCAGTGCTTGTTCTAATGAAGTTTCGTTTAAGTCTGCCGCAGTAGATAGTTCGTTTTGCTCTGTACCAGACACAATTACGTGTGCTGTTGAACAAAGTTCTAAACCATCTCCACCAGTGTATGAACTGTTAAACGCTCTGTTAAGAACATTTGCTGCTTTAACTTGTTTCGCGTTAGCCATAGATCTAGCTAATGCTTTTGTATATCTAGACGCAAGTCTATCATACAAATTGTCTTCAATTGCTTCTTCAGTAATTGAAAAAGCTAAAGCAAGTGTTTCATGCGTGTAACGAGCTGTGAAGGTTTCTGTTGCTGCGTCATAGTTAATACTTTGACCTTCAGGTTTAACCCCAGCATTTCCGAATCCAGATAACATAACTTCTTCTTCAAAAGCTCTGTCTGAATTTTCTTTGCTAAAGATTTCTTCATGCTCATTTGCATAGTTTTTATATTCCAGGCCGAATAGTGCATTCAATCCTGGCTCTAGTTCTTTTACTAGTTGTGATCGTGATATTGCCATAATTTATCTCCTATTCTCCTATTATGCTAAAGCCGTATCGACTTTAAACGTATGTTCACCGACATTAAATACAACGTACGCGTTGCAGTTAGCTGAACCCGTATCGCTGTTATCGGGATCTACTGAGATTCCGATTTGTTTGAAACCATTGTCAGTCGCGTTCGTATCAGTATCTAATTCCGAAGTTGATTGACCAGTAATAGTACTTCCACCAGTTCCTGTAAAATCCATTGCTGTATAATTCAGGGCTGCTGTTCCAGTACCATCATGTTGTGCTTCAAAAACAATATAAGGGTCGGTATATACAGAGGCTTTAAGATCCGAAGCATTAGTGCTTGCTGGATAATAAGCGCTCCACGTTGGTTTGCTTGTAGTGGGATCTGTGTAGAAAACGCCTCCGAAAACGCCAACTTGTTGGACGTCTGCGGCTGCAGCTGCTTCGATTCCACCGGCCGTAACCGCTTCAACTACTTGTCCAGTATAAATTGCTGTATTGTAGTTTGCGGCTATTTTATGTTCTTCAGTTCTGATTTGTCCACCCACAAGTGATCTTGTCGGTCTGAAACCAAAAGCTGCGTCTTGATTTGCCATAGTTTTATCTCCTAATGTGACCTGCCCCGTAAAGAGCCTCCAGCCACGGTTTTATATTAATTCGTTGGATTAGGAATCGTTAAAAAATTAACTTTTCTTTGTTCCACCGAAGGTTACACGAGTCTGCCTCTCACTATTGATAGGCATACTTGGGTGCTGATCCTTCAGAAGATCGTTATCAACTGCGTCGTCTTTGTCTTGCGTAATTTTATTAAAATACGTGTCGCGCGCTTTAACGAGCTCATTAGATATCCTAGCCAGCAATAGGCCGCCAACTCCGATGACCCCTTTGTATTTTCCTTCACCCAGAACTGGATAATCTTGACCTGGATATTCATCAGCTCTTACAAGCTCGTATCCTGATCTTAATTTACCGGCCATGTTTTTTGTATCATCAAAACCCATTGACTCGGCTCTTATCCATCTGTGATGGAACCCATCTGGTGCAGGGGGTGCATCTAAAGATGATGGTGGAGTCCAAACAGTTTTTTGAGCTGTTTTAGCTCTTGTTTGACTCGCACGGGAAGTTTTTATTTTATCGTTTTGCATATGCTTATGCCTCCTTCGTGATTTTTAGTTGTTTCGCATATTCTTCAAGTGGCACATTCAATTTTTTAGCGATTGCTACCTGAGATGATGTGAGTCTCACGGTGTTGCGACCAGGTTTTACACTTCGCGTCGCTGACGCTACTGTTTGTGTCGGTTTGGTCGAGCCCTCCGATAACTCTTTTCTATCAAATTTATGTGGGAAGTCAAGTCTCATTTGCTTGTCTATCGCAACATAATATTCGTCTGATTTAGGGTCGTAACCCTGTTCGTCAACTAGTTTTTTATGTAGATCAAACGCTGTATAAGTCATAGCAGAGTCTTTTCCGAACCATTCGTTCTTTTCTGCCCACTCTTCAGCTTTTGGATCTGCTGGTGGAGTTTGAAGTGCTTGATCTAAAGATGGAGTTTTTACTTCCATTCCTTTTTGTTCTGAAAGTCTATTTCTAAGAGTATTAACTCTTACTTCTTCCATTCCAAGTCTAGATATTTCTTTTTGTGCTTCAACTTCAGCATCAATGTCTCCTGCTTCTCTAGCTCTTGTAAGCGTAGATTTAGCAGCTTCTAATCCTGATTTAACTCTATTCTCAACCGCAGTTACATAACTTGGCTCTAGTTTAGCCATTTTAGTTTT